AAGCGGTTATGACATTAAACTTTGGTGATAACAAAACAAGTAATAACAGTACGTTTACGGTGGCTATGCCTGCTGATACGTCTACTACAGCATTGATAAGGATTACATAATGAGTACAACTTATACATCTAATTTAAAATTAGGTAAGCCCGCTTCAGGTGATACTGGTTGGGGTAATGTAGTAAATAATGAACTTACCGACATGATTGAGCAAGCCGTAGTTGGTATGGCTACTGTTAATACTTGGTCTACAAACTCACATACGTTAACAACCGCAGATGGATCTAGTTCTGAAGCGCGTTGCGCAATATTAAAGTTAACTGATACAGGCACTCAGCTCTCAGGGGCGGGTACAGTTATAGTACCAGCCGTTACAAAATTATACGCAGTTATTAATACTTCAGGGCAAAACATAACAGTAAAAACTGCTAGTGGTTCGGGTATATTGGTTAAGAATACCAACCAATTAAATGTTATATGTGATGGCACAAATGTAGTAGAGCAAGATACATACAGTAATAACCTAGTAGCTGCTGCCATGCAATCAGATAGTCTAGTGCTTGCTTCAGGTGCAACCGTTACTGAAATCGCTGATGAAGATACTATGTCTTCTAACAGTGCTACAAAGCTAGCCACTCAACAATCTATAAAAGCCTATTCAGATACTACAGGTTCTATACGCAGGTCAGAAAGAATATATCCGTGGGCTAGCGCTGGTTCAAGCCTCTCGGGCTCTAGCCCCCCAGCAATATCTATAGCAAATGACGCTACTGAAACTATAGGTACATTTGACTTGTATGGTAATTCTCGTACGGTGTTTCAGGAACTAGATTTAGCTATAACTGGTCAACTTTCTTTTAGTGGCACTAAAACTATACCTACGCTATCTGATGCCTCAGTTCGTGTACAACGCAAGTCAAAAGGGGCTACAGGTACAAGCATTGGCGCAGTTACTGATGCAGATGCAAAACAAGGCGGCACTAATGCGTATTGGTACTTAATAAAGGTAGCTGGAGATCAGACTGGTAAAATAGACTCTTTTAGTTTTTTAGATGATGCAGCGGATGGCGCTAGTAAAAAGAAGATTCAAAGTGCTACTTATGATGATGGTACTAATAAGACAACTATAGTCTACGACAATGGGGCTTCTAGTGCAGGGTTATTTAGTGGCACAGGTGGCACAGTATATGTAAGTTCTTCTGCTTTTGAGAGTACGGGCACTTGGGTTACAGCGGTACCAAACGTGCCTGATGCTAGCACAGAATCCCTAAATGAAACCTTTACCATAAGTAAAATTATATCTATAGATGGTTCGGGTAATCCAGTTACCACTCAAGAAACCTTTACTTTACCCACACTAAAATTAGTGCCTGATTCAGGTGGCGCAGGTAATATCGAAATGCGCGTGCAGATACTTATGGGGCCTGTGAGCAACGTGGGGTCATTTACATTTAACGTATTACAAGTAGATCAAACAAACGTAACAAGGCCCTTATAATGGAAGATAGTAAAGAAGCACTATACAGAATAGACTCTCACGAGAAAGAATGCGCGTTACGTATGGAACACATACAGTATCAGTTAAATACAGTTGATAAGCGTTTAGATCAGGGTATGCACAAGTTTAAAAGTATAGAACGCTTACTATGGCTTCTGTATCCACTAATTTTGGGGCTAGATATAATTGGTCAAAAACTTATTTAAGTTCAGCTTTTTGTGGTTGTTCGCGGTTAGTGCCCTTGCTGATAATGCGCAGGATGGTAGCTTAAACACCTATAATGGTGAAGGTAGTACGGTGTCTAGCAATAATACTACTCAGGATGATTCAGTATCTAATACATATAACGGTGCAGGATCTAGTAGTGAAATGCCTGTAGGTAGCGCCATAAGTCCTAGTTACATGTCTAATGGTATGGATACGTGTTTAAAAGGGTCGGGCGGATCGTTACAGACGGTAGGTGTTGGGTTATCTAGTGGTTCTTATGAAGTTGATCCTAATTGTGATCGCCGTAGAGATAGTAAATTATTATCAGATTTAGGTATGAAAGTAGCTGCTGTAGCTAGGATGTGTCAGTCAGTTGATGTATGGAAAAGTATGTTTATATCGGGAACTCCCTGTCCTATATTGTCTAATGGTAAACTTATAGTTGGTAAAAGGGCTTTTTTGGTAATGAAACAAAATCCAGAAACTTACATTCCTGACTACACTAAAAACACCAAAGATTGGTATAATAAAATTTTAAAGATTGGAGAGAGCGTTGACTATGAAGAAGATGATGATATTACCTCTATTAGTGCTAGGTTCCGTAGCTCACTCCAGTGAGTTAGACAACTTAATTGATACCTCATCTGCTATTGTAGATCAAATTGATAGAGGAATTAAGTTAGTAGGTGCAGCGCAAGAATACTCTTATCACGGGCATAGTATGTCTGATGGTACTCTTTCAGGTAGTGCTCACATAACTTCTGAGCAGCTTCAAGCCTATAACATGGCTTTGTCAGGTATGAGTACGTACTTACCTTATGGTTCTGTACAAGATGTACTTAACGAGCGTGCCACTCAAGAATTAGAGCTTATGGATAGCGCTATTGATACGTTTACTGAAGTAGTTGTTGAGATGGTGCAGGTTGTAGAAGTAGCGGAGATGGCTGAAACTGCAGCTACGCCGGATGAAGAAGCGGAAGTACAAGAGTTTGTAGCAGCTAATCAAGAAGTTCTAACTATCACACAAGAAGAAGTTACCGAATATAATCAGTCTATAGATGACATTGAGACGCATGCCAATAATGCAAGTGCATTCATTGCCGTTGCCGAAAACCAAGAGGCGGTAGATTTCTTAGAGCAGGGTGCTGAGAACAACAATACTACTGCAGAGCAAGCTACTGTGTCTTATTCAGTTAACAATCAATGGGTTTCAATGAGTTGGGCAAACACCAACAATGCTACTGCTGTGTTACTAAATGGTTCAAACTTTGGTTTAGACTTATACGTATCAGAAGCGGATGTATTAGCTACAGGTAGTGAGGCTGAATACTACTTAACAGGCCCTACAGCACAAGGTTATAGTTGCTTCATGTATGGAGAAGACTGTAGTGAGTATTGAGGATAGCGAACTAAAGATCGGTGGTCAGACGTTTAAAGGCGCTTGGATTGCTGTAGTATTAGCTATTGGTTCTACTATTGGTGGTGGTGTATGGACTGCTAGTAGCCTATACTCCCGTCTAGAAGCGGTTGAAGCTATACAAGTACCTGATATAGTGCCGTTAGAAGAGAAAATATTACTTATTGAGCAAGAACTTACTGCTAACGATGTATCTAAATTACAGGGTAAACTAGCGGAATTAGGTACTAACTTAGTAGTTATTAAAGACCAACAAGCTGGTTTGTTACTAATACAGAAACAAGTTACTGATGTAGAAAAGTCAGTAACAGAAATGCAAACTATTGTTAAAAAAGCAGAGTTAGTTGTTAAAGACGTAGAAGGCTTTGAAGGTGAGATAAAGGTCTTAAAACGGGAAATACAAGATTTATGGGACGGTATGGACGAATTATACAACCCATTAAAGTGAGGTATATATGTTACAACATCTAATAGGCCCTATAGCTAATATAGCTGGTGGGTATCTAAAAAACAAAGCCGAAGAGAAGCAAGCCAAACACAAGGCTAAAATCAAAGTAATTGAGAATGACGGTGAATGGGAAGCTAAGATGGCTGATGCTTCTGCCCATAGCTGGAAAGACGAATTTTGGACGGTTGTATTAGCGCTACCCGTGTTTATGGTAGGATATGCTATAGTGGTAAATGATTTAACTGTTATAGATCGTGTAGAGCAAGGTTTTGTAGCGTTATCTGGTTTGCCTGAGTGGTACCAATATTTATTGTTTATTGCAATAAGTTCTAGCTTTGGTATTAAAGGTGTATCTAAACTAATGAGTCTAAAAAAATGAGCCTAAAGTATTTTAAAGTAGAAGATTTTAATTGTCAGGAAACTGGTGAGAATGAGATGTGTCCTGACTTCTTACAGAAACTTGATGCACTGCGTGAGGTGTGTGGGTTTCCGTTTATCATAACTAGTGGGTACAGATCGCCTAACCATAGCATTGAAGCTAAAAAATCCAAGCCGGGCACACATAGTCAAGGCATTGCTGCTGATATAAAGGTAGTTGGTGGGGCACAGCGTATGGCTATTATACGTAATGCTTCTATCATGGGTTTCAATGGTATTGGTGTTGCTAAAGGTTTTGTACACGTAGACACGCGAGAGACTACCCCAGTAGCTTGGAAATACTAATATGCCTTTACAGAAGCTCCAACTCAACCCGGGTATAAATAAAGAAGTAACTAAATATACTAACGAGGCGGGTTGGAATGACAGTGACAAGATTCGTTTTCGCCAAGGCTATCCTGAGAAGATAGGTGGCTGGACTCGGTTGGGTGCAAATACGTTTACAGGTGTTTGTAGGTCGTTACATCAGTGGATTAGTCTTGGGTTTGTAAGGTATACAGGGCTTGGCACTAATGTTAAGTTTATGGTAGAAGAAGGACAAGACTACTATGATGTAACACCTTTACGTACTACTGTGTCTTTGACGGATAAAATATTTGTTAGTAGTGGTTCTACTACAGTAAGAGTGCAGGACGTAAGTGGGGGTTTCACTGTAGGTAGTTACATTACAATAGCTGGTAGTGACGCTGTTGGTGGTATATCTACAGACAACCTAAACAAAGAACATGTTATAGCAGATGTAGGTAGTTCGTTTACAGATTCAACCTGTGATTATAATAATGATCCAACTATTAATCACAACACAAACGCTAATATTGTTGCAGGACTACCTGTAAGTGGTACCGGCATTCCCGAGGGTGCGTTTGTAAAGCAAGTAACCTCCCCCGGAACATTTGAGTTAAGTGCTTCTACAACGGGTGGAAGTGTAACAGACGGCACGTTAACTTTTGATGGTACCAAGTTATTTTCTGTAACGGCTGCAGCTGCAGCCACAAGCACTCCTACTAGTGGGGGTGGCGGTGCTTTTACTGTAGCATACCAAATAAACGTAGGCCCTGACTTTCAGATACCTATAGTTGGTTGGGAGTCTAGTTCTTATGATGGGGGCACTTGGAATGGTAGTGCCGGTAATATAGAAGAGTTACGTGTATGGAATCAAGCTAACTTTGGTGAAGACTTAATTATAGGCCCTCGTGGTGGTGGGTTATACTATTGGGACACAAGTGAAGGCACAGGCACTAGAGCTGTAAACGTAGCGGGCGTAAAAAATGGCGCTCCTGTTGAGTTGTCTGTAACTACAACCGGACTTTTTAACACCCTTATTAAGGGCATATCTTCTTTAGACGCAGCTGAGACAGCAAAACTATATGTAGGGCAAAGTATTACTGCTACGGGTATACCAGCGGATACAAAGATTGTGTCTATAGGGGGTGTTGGAACTACTTTGTTTATGGATAAGAACCCTACAGAAGATACGGGTGGTACTCCACGTTCTATCATCTTCGGTACTAACCCTATTTCAACTACTGTAGATACCACGAACTTAACGGTATATGACCCTACCCTAACAAGGGCCTATGAGGTTGGACAATTCGTAACTATAGCAGGGTGTTCTGGAGCTATAGCGGGCATCCCCCAAGCGTCAATAAATGCTAGACATAAGATAGAATTAGTGGACTCCGCTGCAAATACTTTTACTACTGCAGCTATATCTGGGATTGACGCGGCTACTTCATCTACTTCTGGTGGGGGTGGTGCGGTTACTGCACAGTATGAACTTTCTGCTGAAGTACCTGTCGTACAGAACCACTTGCTAGTGTCTGATGTTAGTAGGTTTGTATTTTGTTTTGGTACTAACGCGTTCGGAGATACCACAGAAACACTTAACCCCTTGTTAATGCGTTGGTCAGACCAAGAAGATATGTTTGACTGGCGACCCCGTTCAACTAACCAATCAGGAGACTTGCAGTTATCACAAGGCACAGAAATCGTAACTGCAATTCAGTCACGACAAGAAATATTGGTTTTCACCGATGCTGCGTTGTATTCGCTGCAGTATGTTGGTGCTCCAGTGGTATGGAGTTCTACGTTGGTTGGGTCAAACATGTCAGTAGCTTCGTCGAAGGCCGTTGCATACGCCAACGGAGTCGCATATTGGATGGGGAAAGAGAAATTTTACAAATACGATGGAACTGTCCAACCTCTAAGATGCGACGTACGGAAATTCATATTTGATGATTTGGATAAAGGACAGTATGCACAGACATTTGCTGGTACATTAGAAGAATACCATGAGATATGGTGGTTCTATGTGTCAGACTCCAACACTAGTAGGGTAGCCCCAGATAAGTATGTAGTATATAACTACTTAGAAGACATTTGGTATGTTGGAACTATGGATCGTAGTGCTTGGCTAGACTCTCCTATAAACGATTTCCCTTTAGCTGCTACAAACACATATAACTTAGTAGAGCATGAGAATGGTAACGATGACGGGCAAGGCGCTACAAATATTGCTATTGACGCATACATAACATCTGGACAGTTTGGTATAGAGTCAGGAACTAGTTTTACGTTTGTGGACAAGTTGATACCAGACGTTACTTTTGTGGGTTCAAGCTCTGCTACTCCTAGTGTAGATATGTCTTTGTTGGCGAGTAGTGAGCCGGGAGCTGCTAACAATAATCCGTTATCACAGGGTGGTAGTAGTGAGAAAGAAGTAATTTTGGTTGCCGAGACTGTAGACCAGTATACTGAGCAGGTCGATATACGTGTGCGTGGCAGACAGATGGCAATAAAATTAGCTTCTGATTCGTTAGGTACTAAATGGCAGTTAGGTACACCAAGGTTAAACATGCGTCCTGATGGTAGAAGAGGTAGCTAATGGCTACTAAAATACGGAACACAAACAAACCTTTTCATGCTCCTGTTTTACCTCAACCTCCAGCGGAGTACAACCAATCGCTTACAATACAGCGAGATGCTGTTCTTAGGATTTTCTTTGCTAATGTAGATGACGCGCTTAGCCGTGCTTTGCAATATGATTCCGATGATATTATTGATGGTAGCATACCGAATAGTAAGCTAGAAAACTCTACAATATCTTTTGGTGGTGTTACGTTAGCATTGGGTGGTGTTGATGCTACACCTGCGTTTAACCTAGTAGATGCCACTGGATACCTTACATCAAACCTTACGGGCACTATAACGAACGCGCAGTTAGCTGGCAGTATAACTAACGCTAAACTTGTTAACGATAGTGTGTCTTATGGGGGTGTATCTCTTGATTTAGGTCAGACTGACGCTACTCCTGCATTTGAT